TTAGTTCACGCACACCTTTTCCATGTAGCAATCAAGAAATTCTTGTGTAACGCCATGCAAATTTCTATGCGTGCAAATATAGTATAGTTCTTCAACCGATGAATAAGAAAAATATCGTGCGTCAAGCGAAACGAATTGCGGACGATTTGCTTCGTCAACCACTTTTTCACGGTCGCTGTCGGGTGCAACAATCACATATCGGGTATTAAATGCTGGCATTGCGTCCTGCAAGCCTTTCATTCTTGTTAGTCCAGATGTTACACCTGTTGTATGTTCAACTTCCATGACAGCGGGCATAAAGCGGTGGTTTTGAAACCAAATACAATCAATAAACTTTGCTGACGGTTCGGCGCCGGGGAAAGCAGAAATGATGTTTTCATTCCGCAAAGCAGGGATAATACCAGGTTGTTCAATTAAAGGCTTGTCCTTATATATGATACCCTTATCGTTTTGTGCGATCCATGTTCTATACCCTAACTGCAATCCAATTAAATACAGAGCTATTTGAATTTGAGTGTGTCGGCGAACAACTTCAATGTTCATATCTCCGCCAACGGTCATATTATCAGGCAAAATTAAATTATCATAAGTGACAGACTGCAAGGGTATTTCGGAAATAGCCATGTTTGGCACTTCTTTTTCGGTTAAAACACCTTGCGGGTGCGGTTCATCGGGCAGCCATATTAAATGCTTGTGTCCATGCTCGATTGATGAATGCCCGTCAATGTCTTTTATTCTGCCGGGATAACAAAAATAAAATTCCGGGGTTAAAGCCATTAGTGTTTCAAGCACGGAACGGGTGTTATACGACCCGCCTAAAACTCGATCAAGGTTTATCGGCTCGCCATGATTAACGGCGTTTGCGACACGCCATATCATTTCTGACGAAATGCTTTCCACATTCGCACCGGAAAAGGTTTCACCCTTGCGGGGATTCCAACGGCGAATTTGAATGGGTCCGGTGGGTAATGCAACATTTTCGATATGAATTAGCCCCGGCGTTCGTGGATTGACATAGTTATAATTCGTGTTTCGTGGCAACAAACTAATAGCACGAACAAGATTATACGCAGTATATTTTGCCATATTACAACACCTCCGTCATAAAATCTGAAATGGTTTTTGCAATACCGCTTGAAAGCATAAATGGAACGCCATTTCCTGTTGTTTTGAATTTGTCTGTTAGTGACATTTCCGGCGGCAGTACAAACTCTTTCGGCAACGATTGCAAGGCAAGTGCTTCTGCGACAGTCAAACGGCGAGCCTTATATGGGTGCAAATGTACTTCGTTGTTCCCATAAGCAACGGTTGGCGAATATCTCCAACGGTGTAGGCGTTTATATGATTTTTTGCTGTCGTCTCCCTCATCAACAGAAATCATTTTTGCAATTCCCGAACGCGGGGTAAAACAATCGTTTCCGTTCGGGTGATTCAGCACATCGTTTTTATCAAACCAATATTGAACAGTCAATTCTTTCGGAATTCCTGCCGGACAAGGCGTTGGAGCATTTTCGCTGAATGGGTTTGTTGTAGGCCAGTTAATGTTTTTAATTTCTTCTAAGGAATGTACTATATACTTATCCCACGGAAACGCCAAAAGCGGATCATCTGTTTTCTGTGGAAACAGGCTTTTGCTAACGCCGAACAAAAGTATTCTGTCGCGGTCTTGGGGTGCGCCAAACTCAATAGCGTTAGTTAGGCGATCGGTCAAAAAATATCCGGCATTTGACAGCATGGCTTTCAGTTCTTCGTAAAACTCACGATGTTTTGCCGTTTTCCATAACCCTTTTACATTTTCAAAAAGGAAAAAGTCAGGGTGTTGTGCAATAATTAACTGGACATATGACAATGATAGCTTTCCATTGTCACCGTTTCTGCCGCGCTGTTTGCCCGCAACCGAAAAATCAGGACATGGCGGGCCGCCAATAAAACCGACAAGGTCATTATCCTTTCGTGCGTCTGAGATATACCCGCGCAATTCATCGGCACGGTCAAATAAGTATTCGTTAATATCAATATTGCTATAACCGTATTTGGGGGCAGATAACCCCATTTTCATTCTTGAATACTTATAGGCATTTATAAATGCAGGGGAAAATTCGTTTACAAGATCAATCGTATATCCGTTTAACTCAAAGCCTAAATCAAGAAAACCACTTCCCGAAAAGAATGAAAATATCTTCAAGTTCATTTTATTGCCCCGCTTTCATCAGCCGTTATTTCAACAATATCGTCAAGCGCGCAATTCAGCGTTGTACATATCTTTGCCAGTGTTTCCATAGAAACGGGTTCGTCCCTGCCCATTTTGGCAAGCATATTTGTGCTGATACCCGCTTGCTTTCGCATTTCTGTTTTCGTTATTTTGCGGTCAATCAACATTTTCCATAGCTTGTTATAGCTGTATGTCATAAAAAGACAGCCCCCTTGTACGATATACGAATATATAGTATAGCACAAAAGGGCTGAAAAATCAATATTATATTGCAATTTTAGATATTTTATTTTTGTCATTTCCTCTTGCAGTAAACCGTCAGATCGGTTTTGTACCCCTCAAAGGTATCAATGCGGGTTATCTCATAATCAACGCCGTTGTAGCGGATCATGTGCGCCGGGGTTATGTCCGTGCGGTATCCGATTTGAAACAGCACATCTTCCTTGTAATTGACGGTTGCGGCGGCGAACACCTCTTTGCCGGATAAATGCCGGAAGTATGCCCACACCGTTGCCACGGTTTCAATGGTGGTCGTTGTAAAGCCCATTTTTTCACCTCCATATATAGGTATAAACACGGTGAAAATTGCATTGTTTTATGCAATTTGCGAAGAAATTTTTTAAATCAGAACTGTCAACTTTACTGTCACACCCTGAAAATCCGGTAAATAAGCCACTTGTCAATGCTACCTCCACCAACAGCCGTTTCTTATGCAGAGACGGCTGTTTTGTGTTGTATTATCGGTCTGTTATGGTGATTTTCAAAATATTTGAATTAATTTTGAATAAAAAGCGAAAATTGTGTTGACAAACCCGAAAATATGGTATATAATAATCAAGCTGTTGTTGTTAAACAACATTTCGAGGTGTAGCTCAGTTTGGTAGAGTGCTTGGTTTGGGACCAAGATGCCGCAGGTTCAAGTCCTGTCACCTCGACCATAGAAAAAGCCGCATTAGAAAGCCATTTTTAAGCTTTTTAGTGCGGTTATTTTTTGTCTTTTATCTGCTAAAATACGCTAAAATACAAGAAAAACGGTTAAAAATGTTAGGCAAATGCAAGGCAGAAAAAGTTGTGATATTCACCTAACCTTTAATTTGTAAACTGTATCCGTACAAGAACTTGTAGGTATAATACAAAGTGCTGGAGGAAAAATTTGAATAGTCCTCTCTTAACGAAAAATAATGTGTCGCTAAGAGAGCTGTTCAAATTTGTTTGATATTAATTGTGTTTTCTCTAAATCGAAAATATAGTGCCTATTGAATTTCATAAAAGATAGAAAAAAGTTCTCAGAAAAGGCGTAGTTGTAGTGATGAGTGAATTCGCATATCATAAAGACAGTAGATAAATGTTTTTACGTATTTCAAAATATAATATATTTATGTGATTTTACACAATTTAACGGATTAAAATTCGCAAAATACTTGACAAAATGCAAAAACAGATGATATAATATTATGTAAAATTATCAATTGAGGGAGGCACGGAAATGAAATTTGAGAAAGCTAAACTATTTTTGAAAAAAGAAAATAGCGAAGAAATAATTGAAAGTGTTCTCTATGATGATAATGTAGAGTACTATACTTTTTTACGCGAATGTAAAGCTAAAGGATATAGTCAAGTTATTGTTACAACAGAAATTATGATGCGAATATTGCGAGAGTTTGTTATAAAGAAAGGTTTTTTAGTATATAGAATAGAATTTGCTGAGGAAGATTGTGAATTAGAAAATGAGATAAAAAATCTTCTTAAAAACATTGAAACCAATCCGGCATATTTTGCTGATTTGTTGGATAAAATTAAGTTTTTGTCAGAGCAATCATCTATTGATATAAGAAAGGTATATATAAAAGAAAAATACAATGAGGGATTTGCTCCTAATTTTTATATACAATCGAATGGCATTTTCGGGGTGAACACTGAGTCTTTTGATGATTTATCAAAAGACATATGCATACTTGTTGCGAGGTGCTTACTTTGATGATAAAAAAAGCATGGAAAATTATTACACCGTTGTTAAGTGCTGTAATTGGAGTTTGCCTGGCAAATAAGTTTAATATTTTTGACTTTTTACCATTTGTACCAAATGAATATACTTACGAAATATGTATCACAGCATATTTTGCGGTTATAGATATTATTATTGACTTCTTTATGGAATTTTTTTCTGACATTATAAGAAAAAGATTAATGTCAGAATTGAGTGTAATTATATCGCAACAAGGTGCGTCTCTAAATGTAGATTCCGATGCATTTTTAGATTTCAATTCTGATGGTTTAACTCAAGCAAATGTACTTGTGAAAATGAGAGGAAAGAAAAAAGCTTTTAAAGACGTTGATTTGATAATAAAAAAGCCTGCCTTTGCTGAAATTCAAAATACATATAAAAGACCTGAAGTAAAAGTGAGAGAAGGAAACTACTGTATTAACTTAGAAAAATTATTTGGTAATAGTGATACTATTGATAGTAGTCAAACTTTTAGATTTGCTATGATTTTAGATATTATTGATGGAGAAACCTCGGTTGTATTATATCCTTCACTTAGCAGAAAAAGAATAGGATTGGTTTATAAACACAATAATGTACATTTGAAGGCGGTAGAGAAATAATGGCAGCAACAACAAGATGGCACGATACAAGGTCTGAAAATATAAATTCAGCAATAGATAGTCTGATTGATAATGTTATTTCTGATGAAAAAAGCATAAACATTACATGGAATAACTGGAATTTAAGCAAAACTTTTGAAAACAATGAAAATATGGTGTTGAATGGGAAAGAAGTAGAATATAACTATATAAAATATTCATATGATCAAATTACTGCAGGAGATGTTTATGGAGATAGAGTTGTAAAGCGAGAGGGATTTATAATTGTATATACAACAGGTTCTGGAATAAACTATATTATTGATCAGAATTCCTCTGCCCAAAAACTATTGCGACGCTTACTATCATATAGCGGAAAAAATGAAATAGAGAAAAATTCATTTGATTTCTCTAACGATTTTTTTATTTGGCTTATTTATAGAGTATACAATTCTAATTGTGATATTGAGATAGTTCCTGATGACAAGTCTTTAAAATTAGATGCAATTAAAGGCCTTAAGGGCGACACTGAGGATATGCAATCTAAGGTTTCTGCAAGTGGAGAGACAGTAATGAATATTATTAGCACATTGTCTTTTTTGTTAGAAAGTAGCAACTTAAACCAGGTAAAGTTAGATTTAAACTATACGGGGCATTCTAATATAAGCTTAATTCTGCAAAAAGGTACTATAAATGCTCAGTTAGATGTTTATAGTGGTAGTTTTGAGCAGGAGAAAACCCCAGAACAAAAAATTGCAAAATTGTATTTAACTGTTTATATGGAGATTTTACCTTTACTTTTTCAAGAGTATAACACAGATATTGTAAATGAGCTTTGGAGTAAAGATGTTTATGTTGGTTTTATGAAGAATGTAGGAGAAACATTAACAGAAAAGATTCAAAGCAAGATATCCAATTTAGATAACTAAAGGAAATAAAGTATAAACAAGTGTTTATAATAATTCTAATTCTTACTGCTATATAACAAAGCAGAAAATCCCCTCACCTATATTAACTTATAGGTGAGGGGAATATTTTTGCAATTATGTGTTTGTCAAGACATTAAAAATGTCCTTTAGGTTTTAATCAGCTGAGTGCCTTTTTTGCGTTGGCGATTTTGCTGTCTTTGGCTCTAATACCGTCATTGATAAGATGATAGATAGCATTGATTGTCTTTTCTCCAACAATACCATCAACTGTGACCTTACCTGCTCTCTGTGCTTCTTTGACGGCCTTCAAAGTGCCGTCGCCGAAACCGTTTGAATTATCGACTTTTGTTTTAATGATTTTCATGTTGTATAAAGTAATCAACTGTTTCTTGAATGCAAGTGTTGCCGTATTGTGTGAACCGAATTTAATCATTTCCTCATTCTCCTTATTTGATGTTTTACCGCCGAGCTGTGCGGTTACTTCGTCTGCAAGATTGCCGAGCCTGTTATAGAGCCAGTCGCCCGGACAGGATTTATTTGCAAACCACCTATGTACAGTCAAGACCATTTCGCCTGATTTTGGCGAATAGTTTAAAGTTTTGTCCTCGTTACCGAACCAAAGCAGTTTAGTCTTGCCGTTACGCTTGCAGATGTCAACGCAGAGTGCAACGAGTTTGTTATACACCTTGCTGTTCATGGTGTACGGAGCTACCGTGTCGCTTGCACATTCGATTGTGACTGTTCTCTGGTCATTTGCGTTTGATGAACTACACCAAGAGCGATTGCCCTCATCAACACAAAGCAACACTCTGCCGTCATAGCCGATTCCGTAGTTACAGCTTGCCTCACAAGCTGTGTTCATAAAGATGTTGCCGAGAGTTTCGACACTGCACTGACCTACTACACAATGCGGAGTAATGCGGTCAATACTGTGTGTGCGTTTACCGCTGTGGTTTGGCGATAATTTAGTGTAATTTACAAGTTTTGAGTTACTCATAATTATTCCTCACTTTCGCAAATAATTTTTTTGTTTTCAAACTTTTTGTATGCATCAAGATACATTTCGTTTTTATCGCCGTTGTAGGTGCATTCGTAGTACATACCATCGTGTAATGTTGTGCTGATAAGGCATTTGTGGTTTTGCAAAGTCTTACATGACCACACAACAAAGATGTCAAAAATAGGTGTACCATCTGACTTATCTAAGTGATTTAAAACATACTTGCTTACCTCTGAGATTGCAAGCTCAATAAAATTTGCATTTGTCATAATTATTCCTCTCTTTCATCTGTTTTTACTTCGACTGTGGTTTTCAGCCTTTTAACGATTGATACCAAAAATTTCGGCAATGGAATACCGATTTCCGAGAGATTTTCTAAGATTGAAATCAACTCGTTGATGATAAACCAAATCGTAACAATCATGCCGATGCAGTAGTTAATCCGCAGGTCGATTCCGCAGTTGACAAGTGCCGAGCTGATGAGATAATCTGCAACAATTCCGACCGCTACAGCTACGATATAGCCTACCTTTTTGATAATGCCTGTTACACCGACACGGCTGTTAAGCGTGTGACTGATGTATGCCTGCGCCATTCCTGTGATATAGTCGATAATCATTACCGCAATCATCACCGCAAACGGCACAAGCAAGATGTTAAGATATGCGACAATAGCACCACACACCGTGGCAAATAATGCCTGTAAAATGTTTTCTTTCATTGTTTACACCTCGCTTTCTGTCGGCTCGTCAACGGTTGGATTATCACCCCACACCGCCATAACGGCATTGTAATATTCGTCAGAGAGAACCTTTCTCAACTGTTCTCTGCCGGATTCGTCGTTCATATATGCATTGCGGATGTTTCCGCCGACCTGCATTTCTTCACCGTTAAAGGTCAAAAACTGCTGTCTGAG